GAGGATCTGTCCTGCTTTAACTCTGGGAATATTTCTGATATATGTTTTTCTGCTGAAAGGAAAATTATCATACAAATCATATGCTTTAGTAGTACCGTCCGCATTCTGAACATCAATTCTGTCTTTTCTTACAGCCAATACTTTACCCGCCTGCTTCGTAGTTACTTTACCTACAAAAGGACTTATTTTATCATACACATCCTCTTCTCCTACTCTTGTTCTCACCAGAGGAGATTCTCTTGTAGTAAGAGGAAGAGCCTGTGTAGCCATTTTACTGCCCATCAACATACGCATCGCTTTAATACCTGAAGCAAGGGGTACCATGTTGGATGTTATAGCAAACATATTATTTCCGTTAGGAATTATATAATCAATCTTATTTCTTGCTACATACTGAATTCCTTTACCTCTTACCATAGCAGGAACAAACTTGCCTCTATATTTTAAAGACTCCGGAAAACCTACGATAGATCTTGCTGCACTTACAGAATCAACATATTCTTTTTTACCTGTCTTAAGATTAAGAAGATTCTGATATATTTTACCGTCCTTTCCAAATTTAGTTCCCTGGTTCATTCTAAGCTCTACGCCAATTTTAAGCGATTCTGACGATTTTACCGGGTCTATGAATCCACGGTATGTCGGTTGGACATTTCGGCTATTACCAGACCACATAGGAATACTTCCATGACGTTTAACTAATAAAAGTTCTCCTGGAACTTCCGCACAATATACTAAACCAGTATATTCTTGTGTGTAGTAACATTTATTGTATTGTTTTGCAGATGTTATACCGCTTACACTGGATATAGCCATTTCACAGCTATAATTATCATTCCATTTTTTATTCGAAAATATCCTCGTAGGATTTTTTCGTACAGGATATCCTAGAGAAACGGCTAAGCGCATTACCTGGTCTATTAAAATTTTACTTGAAGATGAGTATGATTTTCTACCATTAGCTTTTTCACTACCATCTCCTTTAATTAAACTATTCAGCAGAGCGCTCCTAGCTCTCTCTGGCCATGTAAATACTTCTTCCGGTAACTTTTTATTAATAGCTCTTCTTCCTAAAGTATAAAAATAAGTCCCTAATTGTTTATTACATATAACAAAATTATGTTCTTGATAACTATGAGGTATTCCCATACGAGTTAATAATTGTTCAATTTCTTCTACTTTAGAAGGATTAGCGTTTCTATCCTGAGATATACTTATATTATATTTTTTCCTTTTTATAAGACAATATCTGTCTATACCTCCTTCTGATATATACCATCCAAGAAGCGCCGCCCAATCTTTAATATTAAAAGAAGAAAAAGTTGTCCGGGCTCCTTCCACCTCAGGGAGGATGAATTCAGAACAGTCTTCTCCTATATAAGGCTCGTGTGAAATTTGGAACTGTCTAGGTTTACGATATATATCTTTCATCAATTCAAACCCCCAGGCAGCCTCTCCACATCGTTTAGCAGAAGTCCCTCTATATTTCTGGCACCACATCCTATGATTAGGAGTTACCAGGTGGTCCAGCATTCTAGTTTTCACACCATATAATTCACCTAAAAAATGTTTACGTATTATTCTTTTAGAAGGATGAAACTCCAGAACTCCTTTTACACAACACCCAAACTCTTCATCATCCTGTACCTCTGGCCAGAATACCCACCCTCTTCTTGTAAAAACTTCCGTCTCTTTATCAAAACATTCATCGGGAATAGCATCAATAGAGGACATACCACCTTCTCCCATCCTGGTAACGCGATACGACTGATCTAAGGCATCTATAGGATTAATTTCTTCAATCAGCTGATTCAGACCTGAAGTGTTAAATAAACTGTCCATGTGTTTATTAAAAACACCCGACTGAATAGATGCCAGATTTCCCTGATTAGTAATTTTCCATAATTTATTACGAAGAATATTACCCGGATCTTTAAGAATACGTTCAGCAATAAAATTATGCGGTCCGTATAATCTTTGGAATTCCAGAGAATCACGGTCATCAGGTATTACCTCTCCTCTGGATATTCCGAGAAGTTTCTTAGTAGTATCTAAAAAAAGGCCGGTTGACACATTGCTGTGTCTGCTGCCTAATGTAGTCTGAGTAGCTTCAGGATCGAGCTCCATTGCGTTAAAAGAATTTTTAAGGAGTTCAATATCTTTAGCTTCCGGCCCCAGCATTTCATTAGCTTTTTTTACCAGACGCATATGTCTGGGAACGAGAATTTGTATTGCACTGTTTACAGCCTGAGTATTTGCTCCTTCTCTGTTTCTTTTGAGAATATCTGTTCCCCAGGTTTCTTCCAGAAGACTGTCAGGAATACCCATAGCTCTGAGTACAGGATACAGACGAATTTTTCTATTCCTGGCAAGTATAACAAATTGAGCTGTCTTAGGATCCATAGATATTTTAAAAGTAGATCCTGTACCCTGTTTAACGTTTACGTGAGCTTCGTAAGAACCGTCATGGGCAATCCTGCTATATACGCTGGGAATAAGTCTGAGCTGATTGGATAAAACCTGCTCTACCCCGTTACGTATAAATGTTCCTCTGTTAGTAAGATAAGGAACATTCATCAAGGTACTCTTATTAGTTCTCTCTATAACTTTATTAGTGGCATTATCTTTTAATATCCATCTTCCCTGAAGTTTATCGGTAAGAGATTTGATATTAAGAATGGCATCCTTCTGATCTTTTAAAGTATAGGGTTTATTCTTAGCATAAGATAAATCGTCAACCTCCAGAACATATCTCTGGTTGGATAAAGGAAAACGTTTTTGTACAGCATCTTTAGCGTAATCAAATATCTGCTGTCTTCTGCTGTCATAGTCATCGAATGAAGTTAAAGTACCCCTGTCTTTCGAGATAGTATCTCCTATAAACTTCATACCCGCTGCAGGAGGAGTTGTAGGTTTTGCCATTTTTACCTCTAAATGCTGCTTAAAAGTTCTTGCAATGCTGGATCATTTGCTTTAGTCGATACTGTCTTAGGAAGAGCAGTTCCCCCTTTTGTATCTTTCACTACGTCAGCTTTAGTTTTTGATTTTTTTATTTTTCGAGTAGTCGGTGATTCTCTGCGTATTTTTTCCATAGCTACCATTTCTTCAGGAGAAAAAGAACCTTCTGAAACAACAACCGGAGCATTTCTAAGTCTGACAACTCTATCAAGCATTTCTCTATACGATTTCATTTTTTGTGTAGAAACAGAAGATGCTTCTCCCTTTTCTTTACCTTTACCGAAAGCATATATGCCTGCGCCTGTGCCGGCCAAAGCCGTAGCTAAAGGCCAGGGACTTCTAAGAGCCATTTTATACATAGAATTCTCTTTAGAAACTTTAGTTATGTCTTCTAAAGTACTCTTAAGCTCAGCTGGTTCTATACTAAGATCTTCGAGCACAGATTCTTTAAATTTTTTATCGTATTTAAGACGTAATTGATTTATTTCTTCCAATGTCTCTTTTTTCTTTTTAGTTGCTTTTAAATTACGCAAAGCTTTCCAGCTCATATACCCTGGAATAAGAGCTGCAGGAGCTGCAACAGCACCCACGCCGAGCCATTGAAGAGCTTTCCTATGCTGGGGGGACATAGTAGCAGATGTCTTTCCAAAAACATCAGATTCTTGACCTATATCTGATTGAAGTTCCTGTAAAGCCAGACTTGTTTTAATCTTTTTTAATTCTTCCTCTTTAATAGGACGCTTTAACTTGTCTGCTATTCCTGAATATAAAGCTCCTCCGCCTACAGCACCGGCTGCAGCTCCTCCGGAAAGCAGGAATGTTCTCTTAATAGCTTCTCTAATATCTGCTAATTCAGCTTGGCGTTTACGAATACTTTCTATACCCTTTACAATCCTAGGAGACGCGTTCCGAATATCTTTACCTTTTTTGATACCTTGAAATCTTAAAGCTTTTACATATTCACGTATCCTGTCCTTTCTAAATCCTATCTTCTTCTCTAAATTACTAATCCGATTAAACGGTTCTAAAATTTTCTTAAAAAATGCTTGTTTATCCATTTTTAAACTCCTTCTGGATTCGTATAAGATAAATCCATCCATCTTATTAGAACCCTCCATGATTTTATTTCTTTATCATATATTTTTTCTTCGAATGATATGACAGAAACTTCGTCAGCCACTTTCTGCATGATTTCCTTCCATTCCTTCATATGCTCTTCGTTGCTTAAATCAAACTGCTTTACATTGACAGCCTGAACCATTATAGGTTGTTTGTTGTCAGGATCATTTTCTTTTCTATCAAATATTTTCCCTTCGTATGGAAGACGTTCGAATAGGTTAGGGCCGTACTTTTCTTTAAATCCTGAGGGTATGGGCTGTTCCGGCATTTTGCTCCTTTAATCTTTCTATTTTTTTACGTCTATCCAGATCTTCTATAGCCTGTTGAAATTTATGTTTAACGTAAGCTGCCTGTATATTAGCTACTTCTCCGCTTGTGGGTTCTTTTAAAGCAGAGTAAGCTCTGCCTCCTAAATAGCCTCCCACCAGTCCTCCCAGAACAGGTGCCCCCAATAAAAAAGGAGCATACTTAACAAGATCCTTTGAGTTCAAAGCAGTCTTACTCATAGAAGTATAGCCTTCTAAAAATGCTAGTTTATTCATTTTATCGTTCCTTTTTTTATATAAACGATTTAATTCTATTAGTTAAAGGTTTGGCTACTCCTGAATTAAGGAAAGCTGCTCCTATTGCTCCATATTGAGCTAATTTTGATTTCATTGAAGGAGGTAATGAAAATACAGTTCCTACAATATTAGCAGCTGTTTTACCTGCCACATACCCTACTCCCGCTCTGGTGAAACCATTAAATACATCCCGTGTACTTAACATTCCCGATCTTTTTACACTTGCCTGATCTATACCGTCCAGGATCATAGCTGTATTTTCATATCCTAATACAGGAGCCTGGGTCTGAATTAAATCCAATGTGCTGGATTTAGGTATATCAGATTTATCCCACAACTCTACAGGTCTTATTACAGGTACTTCAAAATTTTTACCTAAAGCCAGATCATTAACACTGTTATCAATATAAGGCGCATTACTGGGTAATGGCATACCGTTTTCGTATTGCGCAAGTTTTTCTACCATGGTAGACTTTTCATAACTGTATATGTACCCTTGATAAAATGCTAATTTATTCATTGTATTCCCTTAAATTTATCTCTGTACTTATCAAAGCTTGCAGGCAATCTGTTATGCAGCATAGGAGCCGCTAAATCTTTTAATCCACCTCCCGGTGCCTTATATTTTTTCCAGGCCGGTTTAAAAGCTTTGACCATATCCACCATAGGAAGAGCTCCTGCCGCTACTGCTCCTGCTCCTGCTACCCATGGTTCCAATGACTTTTGACGCTTCATATGCTGCTGCCAGGCTATTTCTCTTTTTCTAGGATCTTTGTGCATAACATTAATACGCGCACGGGCTATCATATTATTTAAACCTCTGTACGCATACTTAGTTCCAAAATATCCCGCTCCCGCAAGCAGAGCTGTACGTATAGCAGGGTTTATAGTAATCTTATCAAAAGACGACTGCATTTCAGGAAGCGTTAAAGCTGTCTTGTCCAGATATCCCTGATAAAATGCTATCTTATTCATCCTTTAAATGCCCTCGGATCAAATGTTTGCCAGCTTCCCTGTCTCTGAAAAGGATCTTGAGGTCCTGCATATGTGCGAACACCTTGATTATCTTGCCCGTTCTTCCTGCCCCCGAACATAGCCATTGCTCCTCCGCCTAAAGCCAGCCCACCAAATAAAAGAGGCATCCAATGATCTTTCAAAAAAGCTTTACCGCCTTCATACATACCTACAGCTTTAGCTTCCGGATAGGCCGCTGCTGTGCTAGCTGCTGCACCCATAGTCTTTGCTGCTGTATCACCAGCTGCTGTAACTGCTGTTCCAGGTATACTCTTAGCGAAGTTACCTACGCCCATTTGTTTTATACCTTTAGCTGTATCTTTATCCCACAAGACACTGGGGTCATAGTTTTTGTTAAAGGTATCTCTAACTCCCCCCCATGCTTTTTTAGTTTTGTCCCAGAAATATTTCTTACCAGCTTCCTGTCCTATTCTGCTGTATTTATCCCAAAAGCTTCCTTCTTCAGCTGATTTATCTAAAGTATTATATGAAAGTAAGTAAGCTGTTTTATTAAAAGCCTCTCTATCTAGACTCGCTCTTTTATATCCTAAAAGGTATGCTTCTTTATTCATTATTGTATTCCTCCGGGAGGTATTTGTCCTTGACGTGTCATATTAATACCTGTTTGACCTGCCTGCTGTTCTAGTTCTTTAAGTTTCTGTGTTACCAATGCATGAAGTGTTTCATTACTATGCTTAAGATTAACCAATTCACTTCTGCGGGCTGTCGAATCCATTGTTAAAATCCGCTGTGCCATCTGTTCAGCCTGAACATCTAATTCGTCCAGTGTCGATGCACCCGGTGTTCCGGGAGCTCCGGAAGGAGGCATCATTCCACCGCCACCACCAGTAGGAGGCATCATTCCACCCATCCCCATACCCCCGCCAGGAGGCATCATTCCACCCATCTCCATACCCCCAGGAGCAGCTCCACCCATCATTGCCGGATCCATAGGCATTCCTGGAGGAGGTAAAGGTAGATCCATCATACTCTGACCTTCCTGAGCTTTTCCTGTAGCTCTGGCCATTTCCGCCATCTTTTCGTCGAACATCTGCTGCTCTTCCAGAATTTTGTCGACTTCGTATTCATAGTCAATATTAAAAGCACTGAGAGCTGTCTGGTTAGAAACCTTATTAGCTGCCAGAAGATTAAGCTTAGTCTGTCTTACCAGATCATCTTCAAGTACAGATGTTTTGGTAAGTTTGGCACTTATATCTTCCCACATTAAATGTTTAGCACATTTACCCATCATCCAGTCCAGCCAGTTATTCATCTGAGATACAAAATGTACCCAGCTTCTTTCAAACATACGCAGACCTATCGGAGGTCCACCAGACTGCAGGTTCTGATTATAGAATTCCTGAGGAATACCCATAGATGTTAATAATTCATCCATAGCAAACTTCAGCAGTTCTACAGGAGCCAGCGCTTTAGCTTCTCCACCTAATGCCTGATAATCCACGGGATAAGGAATAGAGTGAATAGATGTAGGATCTTTTCTATGCTGCTTTATCATTCCTTCTACAGAACGCATAAATCTACCTGAATCTATTGTAAGCAATGGGTCATTAGTTGGTCCACCACCTTTACGTTGTCCGGGAGCAATAAAACGAAACGGAACAATCATATCCATACAAATCGCTTCATTATATTTAGTAAGCATCTGCAGATGTATAACATGTTCAAAGTTGGAAAGGAAAGGAGGAAGACCCCACCCGTTTACTTTATCCAGCAGAGAAGCTGCAGGTTCACACTTCATGTGATAGATTTCATTATCAGCAAATAAGAACTTCTCCTCGTTCTTCATAGCATCAAGAATTTCCATAGGAGTAAATTCCAGAAAAATCTTATCACCCTTTTCTATTTTACCTTTTACACTACCTTCCGGCTCGTAATAATATTTAACTTCACCGCTCATAGGATGAGCTTCAATATCAATATGTCTTGGATTCCATCTGATTATTCTCAGATTATCCTCGTTATTAGGCATGTCTTTTACTTTAAAAGTAACATTACGTTTACATTTAACACATTTTCCTTTAAAATGATAATCACTCCATTCATACTTAACCTGTGGAATAGGTTTCATTATTTTACATTTAGGACAGATAAGATTTCTATAAAATGGTTTATATACAGATGTAAAAGAATTACCGTAGGACATGTAATCATCCCCTACTGTTGCCATTGAATCCAGAATATTAAGTCTATCGTGAAGAAAATCTGTGTATTTACGTTTAGTCTTGTAATCTACTGTACCTACTATTTCTATTTTGGTAAGGAAATAACGTACGGCTCTCTGTATAGCTTTAGTATAAACTCCGTGATGTAACCATAAATATTCAGACCAGTTGAAAACCTCTGTAAGATTTCTGGGAAAGTGCTGGCGGGCATATGTAGCAAAAGGACTACCCCACTCTTTAGTACCTGTTATATCGTTTCTAAAATCTAAACTATCACCTGTGTTATGACTCATTTTTTACTCCTGATAAAACTTTGGCAGCTTTATCTATACCACCTCGAAGTGTTTCTGCTTCGTCAAATGTATCAGAAATTTCTAAACCCAGCTTTTCTTCACCCGACTTGATACATTCCTCACAATATTCGGAATCACCTGTAACTTTGTTACTACAGGCCAGACAGATAATACTTGTATTGCTATTTTTTTTAATCATCTTCGTTCACCAATAGTACTGTTATATTCTTGTTCGAGTATTGTACGCCATCTTCAATCATAGGCATCACGAAAGATATACCAACAGAATAAGCCTCGTATTCTTTACCCTCAATTGTTAAAAACATAGCTTCGTCTGTTACAGGCGGAGTATAAGAAAAAGTAGTAAATTGATTAGCAACGAGAACTAAATTTACACCTGATATAAATACCTGCTCATAAACAGCTGTGATTTCTCCAAACGATCCTCTAAACGTTACAGGAATCTCCGGCTGTTCAGATGCCTCAACAGATTTTTCCCGTAACTTCTTAGTCTTCCCTTTCTTTTTCTTTTTAGAAAGAGGTTCCTCGCCCACCTCCGAAATAGCCTCACCAGGAGCCCTGAGATCCTGTTCCTTCGGTGGGCGAGGAATAAAACTTATTTCTTCTATAATTTTTTCCCCTGTTTGTTTAAGACCTGTCTTGTCCATGTTATATTCCTGGACTAAAACCTCAGGGTATTTCTTATACTCACCTGTTCCTCCGAAACCACCTTCTCCTGACACTTCCGGAACCATCACTCTGCCCGCTTCACCGAGCTCGTATCCTCCCGGTACTTTCGTAGTTTCCTTGAAAATACCGTGACGATTAGTTTCGACAAAATCTCCTGACATTTTATCGCTCCTGTTTTATTTATTTATCTAATATCCTCTCTGAGGCATTCCTTGAATTTGATACAGTTTTTTTACAACATTTGGATCAAAGCTGTAATTATTAGACGGCATAGAACCTGGTGTTCCCGGATGACCTGGATAATTTGCTGGAAGAGTCCCTGATGACTGCGGTGTTCCTTGTCCCATACTCTGAAGTTTAGCCATATATTTTTGTAAATAAGGACTCGAGTAGTATCCACCCAATCCTCCTAAACCTGCGCCTAGAAGAGCACCCCTGCCTCCGCCCATCATATATCCTGCACCTGCTCCGAGAGCAGCTCCACCTATACCGTGCCACATTTTGGGATTCTTTGCATAAGAATCTTTCAGCCACTGCGTAGCCTTTCCTAGAAAGGCTTCTTTATTTATGGAAGCTGTTTTTTCGAAATCATCGGAGTCACTAAAATGTTCCATATATAAAGACAAAGCTTTTTCCGGTTCGGAATAAGCTAACATAAAAGCTATTTTATTCATTTCATACTTCCTTTATTATAGACTGTATTATAAGGTCGCTAAAGCTGTAATTCAACCTCATTATGGAAATAAGGTTTTGTTTGCAGTGTTCCTTTATGCCATTCTTCCAATAGTTCTTTTAACTCTTTGGGTTCTTGCGAACAATCACACTGCCTGACTGTCGGTGCATTCATCTTCCGGCACCTCGGACACTCCCACGCCTTCTTCACTTGTTTCTTCATCATCTCCCTCTTTCTTATCCACAATAAGGCCTTCCTGCTCTATCGTTTTACGCAGGAAAGACCTTTTATCCATATACCCTGTATAGTATGCTATTCTATTCATTTAGTAAGCATTCGTCTTCGCAATTCCTGCAGTTTTTTCATCTTAGCTTCAGCAACTTCTTCGTCTGAAGGTGTCATCAATTTATATCCGCCTACACCTCCGCCAAAAGTTCCTGCTATTCCTCCTACAGTCTTAAGAGCTTTACCTGCTGCGGGATTAAACTGTTCTAGTATCTGTCCTGGAATCTTTCCCAGTTTTCCACCAACGTATGCCCCACCGCCTGCCCCAAATGCTCCGGACCAGCCTGAATCCTTTTTACTTCCTTGATATCCGCCAATAGCAGCTGCTGTTGCCGGTACTAAAAAAGCTTCCTTCTCCATATATCCTGTGTAATAAGCTATCTTATTCATTTTATTTTACCTTTAAACTTAAGCTTCAAGTTCTTTAAGTTTAGCTTTCAAAACTTCGAGTTTAGTACCTTCGTTATCTGAAGGTGTCAGCGCTTTATATCCGCCTACTCCACCACCGATAAGTCCCACCATTCTTCCTACACGTGTAAGAGCTTTACCTGTTCCGCGAAGCTTCTTTTTTAACAACAAGCCTGGAATCTCTCCCAGTTTTCCACCAAGATACGCTCCACCACCTGCTCCTACAGCGCCGGTTGCAGCTGACCAATCTGAGTCTTTTTTACTTCCTTTGATACCTCCGGCAGTTGCCGCTAAAGCCGGTATTAAAGCACCCGTCATACTGCGTTTACGAGCCGTTCCTTTTATATAGTCCATAATTCCCTTAGAATCTACAGCTTCTTTTTCCATAGATGTTTTGGCAAGTTTAGCTTCCAGGACTTTTTTCAACTCTTCTATTTCAGCAGTATTAGACATTTCTTCGTCCGAAGGTGTCATCGCTTTATATCCACCTACGCCTCCGCCAATAAGTCCTGATATTCTTCCTACGTTTTCAAGAGCTTTACCTGCTCCGGGAAACTTCTTTTTTAACAACAAGCCAGGAATCTCTCCCAGTTTTCCACCAATATACGATCCAGCGCCTGCTCCTACAGCTCCTTTAACCCTTGATTTTCTGCCACCACCTTTAATAGCTCCGATAGATGTTGCTATTGACGGTCCTACAAGCGATGCTCCTGAAACGGCTGCTTTTTCCATATAGCCCTGGTAGTAAGATAATTTATTCATTTTATTTTTCCTTTTTACTT